TAGCCACTAGCCACTCATCCCTGTTTTCAAACTTTTTGAAATAGATGATACATGCATTGCCCCTATTATGGAGCGTGCCGCGATGAAATGCAAGAGGAAGAGGGCAGGATACCGTTGATTGTTATGCTTCGCACCTTCCCCTTTGAACCTATAGAACCCGATGAACCTTTTCCGGTCGTAATTAAGGGACGGCACGCTCCATGGGTGAACCCCGAACCTTTTCTCTATGTTATAATAAGGACGATATTATGCCATACTGTATTTAGATGTATATACGTACCCCAATTACATTCTATAGGGGTATCTAGGGTATTTATTACTGATTGTCTTTCATCGTAGTATCCGATAGTAGCATACTACAAATCATTTCACTAGCTTCTTTATCTTGCTGCGGAAGGGCGTGTGTGTACCTGTTGAGCGTTATGGATACAGATGCGTGACCTAGGCGAGTAGAGACGGTCTTGATGTTCACACCTGCCATGATAAGAAGGGTGGCATGGGTGTGTCTTAGATCGTGGAAGTGAAGTGGTTTGTCTATGTTACTTAATTTCTTTAGTGCATTAAAGTAGTACTGTATATCACTATTAGCAATTAAAGTCTCATTCTTAGTGTGAAAGACAAAACTGTTTTCATCTTTATGGGGAAGAGCCTGTAGTATCTCAATGAGTGATGTAGACACATGTATTCTCCTTACAGAGGCACGTGTCTTAGGCGTTGTGAGAGTTGCCCCTTTTCCTGCATTGTCTTCTACACTGGCTTTTATATAGATGGTGTCTTTACCCAGTGCTTTGTACTGTAAGGCACGTAGCTCTCCTTTTCTCATTCCTGTCTCTAAGGCAGTACGTATCAGAGGGTAGAACCATATGGGAGCTTTCATCTCCTTAGCTTTTAATAGAACGTTTGTGCTCTCTTCTTTCGTTAAGACATGCATTTCTGTCACAGTGTGATCTACCTGTGCCTTGATACGCATGCTGTCTTCTACAGGATTCTCTATAATGAGTTTTTCCTTTCTTGCTCCTTCAAAGACACTTTTTAATAGGGCGTGCCTTCCTCGTACAGTGGCAGGGGAGAGTGTCTGTAGCAATGTTAGGAGCAATGTGTTGACGTCTGAAACTGTTATGTCTTTCATCACTTTGTTGCCAAAATCAAGACACTGCATATTACTCTCATAGTTCCTGTATGTCTGTGGTTTTAGTGTTGTCTTTTTCATCATTAACCATCGTTCACTGTACTGTTTGAATGTAAGGGGAGCTGCTAATGGATTGATCTTCCCTGCATTTACTTTGTACTGATACTCAGTGATCTTCGCTTGGACTTCTTTCCTTGTCTTTCCTGTAAAGGTTTTTGTGAGACGTTTATTCTTCTTCGTCACTGGATCTAGTTTATATCCAATGGTGATGATACCTTTGAATTTTCCATCTCCGTATGGTGTGATACTTCCTTGCCCTCGTGGTGCCCTTTGTCTTTTCATGATGATGTTCCTCCTTCTTAAAACAAAAAATTGTAAAAATTGTGAAAGGGTATTCATTAAAATTGCCCTGGCTGTTTTCCCCCGTACCCTCCGCGCGCTCGCCGTTATCGCTGGGGCAGGGTGGAATGTATTAGTATAATATTATTATACTTATACGGAACAGGGAGGGCAAGCCCTGTTTGCCTATATATGTACTTGTAAGATTTAATCTCTTACTACTAACGTGCTACCAGCGAACCATGGTTGACAATCATGGATACCCTACAGGGTATGGTATCAATGCGAACAAAATTTCTCCCCAAAGAATTGCAAATTTACGCTTGACGGTGTAGGAACATCGTGATACAATATGGACAGTCAAGGATGACACGGACGGAACACCGCAAGGCGCACCGCCTAATTCTGAAAATGCTATCTGTAGAACATGTATGGATAGCGTGGTGGAAGAACTCAGAACACCGCACATTGAGAACGCGACTGGCAACAGATTCACGGCTGAATGGTAAGTCGACAGAGAGAACCAGAAGAAAAAGTCTCTTGACAATGTAGGAACAACGTGCTACAATGTAGGCACAGTGAACGAACGAAAGGAAGTGATACCACTGAGAACGAAAGATTGACGGTGACGCGATGGGATACCCCAAAACATCATCGGTGTTCTTTGAAAACTGAATAGCTGAAAAATGCGAATGGTGAACTTACTGCATGCGTAGTATCAATTCACACCATACGAAAAAAAGAAAGTCATCGGGAAAAGCGGTGGCAACATGACAGTGAAGATACACACTGAGAAGTCATGAAAGTAGCTTGCGATATACGGCAGGGCTGAGTAGTGGACAGTTTCATAGAGTGTGGGCTTGCAACGACTAGCAAGGTATCTTGTGATGACGGGGCAAGCGCAGACGATGAAATGGAACGGTGTAGGTGAAAGGTAGTGAAATCATGCTGTATCTAGTCTCTAAACCATTGTACTAAACAGTGGTATTCCAACCATCAAGAGATGGTGTCTCAAATTTTTTTGTTAAGCGTGTAGGAACAACGGAACACATTCAGAAAGGAAGGTCAATCATGGAAAGAAAAGAAATCACGGCATGGGGCATGAACACATGGACTAAAGACAATGGGTTGATTATGTTTGATGAATTTGCTATCGGCAGGATTAAAGGCAGCATTTCAAATTTCATAGCAATGCAAGAAGGTTATGAAAACGGTAAATGGGAATGCATTGAAATCAAAATTCTTGAAAAATTCAGTAGTTACGATTCACCTGACATTGCACAAGGTGATGTGTGCTTTTATGCAGGGCGCACCCTCAAGGTACGTTGTGACTATGCAGGAAACTTAGTTGCATATTGCTTTGATGATATTACCCATATCAACCATTTAGACACGGCATATAAATTGAAAATTGTGCTTGTGAAGAAAAGCAAGTAAAAGTCGAAACTAGACACAAGAGAGGATGTGTCTAGTCAATGTGGGATAGCCGCCCACGTTCTGATGAGACAAGCTACAGGATTAAAGAAAGGATGGGATTATTATGAAAGTATTTGATGAAATGGATTTTAATGACATTAGAAGAACAGCATGGAGTGGGGCTGTAGATACGGCAGAACGTATCGAAAAAGAAGACAAAGGAGAGGAATTTTGTGACATGATTGAAGAACTCTATCCCGATGGAATTGGAAGAACTGAATTAAACGATATCATGTGGTTCGATTCAGACTGGATTTTTGAGACGTTAGGTATTTCAGAAGAAGAAAGCGAGGATGATGAAAATGCTTAAATGGTTCAACATCGAAAAAGGCAAGCACACAACAAAAAATTACACGGTATGGGTAGACACAAACAAGGACAATGTGCCTACAGAATATGAGATGTACTCTTATAATACCCTTGTAATCAAGGGCACACTGGATAGTCTCGAAATCACGGGGCTATATAGCATGACAACACGTAGGCATATAAGATGGTTCATTGATGAACACTGTAGAACAAATGGAATTATCCCATTTTCCCTTGTAAAGATGGTGGCAAGCAACAAAAACTACAGACTGGACGTGCTACATGCGCAGGTAGTGGATATCACGACAGGTGAACTCATTGCATAAAGTCGAAACTAGACACACAAGAGAGGGTGTGTCTAGTCAACGTGAGATAGCTGCCCACGTTCTGATGAGACAAGCTACAGAATTAAAAAGAAAGGGTGGAATGGCTATGTATAAGTATATTCTCAATAAAATCAACAAGTATCATCAAGAAATCACGGTGGATGATAAGTATTGGACGTATCTCAAAGCGGATGAAGTACAGGATGAACTGGATGACTTGGAAGAATATGAACAGATTATCGTGGAACAGTATCTTAAGTACGTGCAGGATGACTTAGAAGAAGTACTGGAAAAACTTGCAAATCATTCAATTTGGTGGCGAGAAGAAATGGAGTGGGAAGACTTAATCAAAGAGTTAGGGGTGGAAGGCTATTGGGGGGATAGCTTTGATAAATTAGAAGATTATCTGGACTATGACAAGGTAGCAGATGCCCTTATGGATGATGGGTTCATCGAATGTGACTTTGGTTTCTTGGAAATTGCACAGTAAGTGGGATCAGTTTTGAAAGGAAGGGATAATCATGAGAGAAGTAGTACAGAAAGTTTACAAATTCAATGAACTGGAAAAGAAAGTACAGGAAGAAGTACTGGAAAGATACAGATATACGTTTGTAGATTCCCTTGATTGGGGTGAGTACACAAAAGAAGATTTCACATACACCATGTTTTCTGCCCACGGCTTTGAGGTAGATAAAGACAGTGTGTCTTTTTCCCCGAATGGTGCGGAAGCAGGGGCAGGGTTCACAGGGGAGTTCAAGGACGCACAAGCAGCAATCAATGTAGCTGAAAACTTTGATACAAAAGGCTGTATTAAAGCATCCGTCCTTGATGAAATCAGAAAGTATGGGGAAGTACGTGTAGTGCAGTATTCATGGACTAGATCAAATCCATGGTCGTGGAATACCTACATTGAATTACTGATTGATGGCATCCCTATGGAAGAAGATGAGAAGTACGCCTATTTCATTGCTGCCCTTGAAGAATGGAGAAAAGAAGAATGTGAACGACTTTATGAAAATGCACAAGCTGATTATGAATACTATACGTGTGATAACTACATTCGCACAGAATTAGAAGAAGGAAACTATGAGTTCCTGGCAGATGGAACGGATTTTTAGACAAGAATAGACTAGTAAGCTAATTGTGGCACATATA